GATTTAAAGCAGTCGCTGCTGGTATTGCAAAGAAGCAAGGTATCTCAAAAGACCGTGCTGGAGCAATCCTCGCTGCTGGTGCTCGTAAAGCATCTAAGTCTGCAGTCAAGGCCAATCCACGCTTGAAGCGTGTGAGCGGTGTTAAGAAAGGCAAGTAATGACAGCAGCCTGGACTCGTAAAGAGGGCAAGAACCCTAAAGGCGGACTAAACGCTAAGGGCAGAGCATCATACAAAGGTGGCACTTTAAAGCCACCAGTTAAATCAGGTGATAACCCACGCCGTGCATCGTTTCTAGCACGCATGGGTGGAGCACCAGGACCTGAGCGTAAACCTAACGGTGAACCAACAAGGTTACTCCTATCGTTAAATGCGTGGGGAGCATCAAGTAAAGCAGACGCAAAGAAAAAGGCAGCAGCCATATCATCTAGGAATAAAGGGAAAACAAAATGAAAGAACCAATGACAAATGGAAAGATGTCTAGCAAGATGTCTCCAGCAAACACTGCTCGAAGCACAGGAGATACTCCTGCTGCCAAGAAGACAGTAGTCTCACAAGCAATCATTGACCACATTAAATCACAAGGCATGACAGCAGCAATTAAAATGGCTGCATCAGGTGGCGGAAATGCTGCATACAATGAAGGCGTAAAGCGCATGTATGGTGCAGACCGTGTTGCTAAGGCAACAGCAGCAAGAATGAACTCAAGTTCATCAACAAGAACAACATCTGGACCAGATAAAGCACGTGGCGCTTATGCAAATAAGCCAGCAGCATCTAAGCCTGCAGCATCTAAGTCACAGAAGACCACTGACCCATTTGCAAAGTTTGTATTTGGGGTAGGCAAAGCAGCAGCAGAACCTTTCAAATCACAGCCTACAAAAAAGAAGTAATTAACCCTTAGAAGGAAATAATGACAACCACTTACGGAAATTTGGTAGATGAGGTTCTGCTCAATCTATCTGGTTATACGCTGCGCCAAGAGCGCACAACACACCTAACCCAAGATATCACAGCCTCTGGCTTGACTCTTAATTTAGGTACTACCACTAACATTGGTAAGGGTGTTGTCGAAATTGATGAAGAGTTGATTTGGTTGGATTCCTACGACCGTGTTTCGTCGACTGCAACAGCAGCGCCGTATGGTCGTGGGTTCCAAGCAACTACTGCTGTGGCACATTCCTCAGGAACAAAAGTAACAGTTGCCCCAACTTTCCCACGCTCTGCTGTAAAACGAGCAATCAATGAAGCAATTCAAAGCGTATACCCTACACTCTATGCTTTAGATAAATATAGTTTTACATACAATGCTGTAGTAAATACATATCAACTTCCTGCAAATGTGCAGACGGTCCTCTATGTATCTTGGTCTACAATTGGACCAACAAAGGAATGGCTTCCTGTTAAAGGATGGCGACTAGATACCTTGGCAAATACTTCTTCATTTTCAAATGGAGTCAGCCTTACTATTTATGATAATATTCCAGCAGGAAGAACAATTCAGATTACGTATACTAAAGTTCCTCAATCACTTAATGGTTATGCAGAAAGTACAGTATTTGAAAATACTACTGGTTTGCTTGCATCTGCAAAAGATGTAATTATTTATGGTGCTGCTTATCGCCTTGCATCATTTATTGATGCTGGTCGTCTTAATTACCTATCAGCAGAAGCAGATAATGCAGACACAAAGATTCAATTTGGTTCTGGTGCATCTAACTCACGCTTCCTCTTGGCGCTTTACAATCAAAGGCTCAATGAGGAAAAGACCAAACTCAGAGATTTATATCCAGCCCGAATCCACTACACGAGGTACTAATCCATGACAATTCGCAAGTATTCTTCTATATCCCAGGAAACCTCACTTACTGCAGCGCTTAACTCAAGTGCCACAACAATGACTGTTGGTTCAGGTTCTGCTTTGCTTGGTGGAATTACGCCAGCATCTGGTGAAACATTTACAGTAGTCCTTGACCCAGATACAGCCCTTGAAGAAATTGTAGATGTAATCTATCCTTCAACACCTGGAAGCAATACAATTACAATTTCTCGCCCTATTGATAGCACTCAGGCAATTGCTCACTCTGCTGGTGCCAAAGTGCGCCACATGGCTATTGGTCGTGACTTCCGTGAGGCTAATACTCACATCAATGGAACTCTTGCTGAACATGGTGCTACTACTTCTGCTCAACTTGCTGGTGTCATCTCTGATGAGACTGGTACTGGTTCTCTAGTATTTGCTACATCCCCTACTCTTGTAACACCAGCGCTTGGTACTCCAGCCTCTGGCGTACTTACTAACGCAACTGGACTTCCTCTAACAACTGGCGTAACTGGAACTCTTCCAGTAGCCAATGGCGGAACTGGTGTAACAACATCAACTGGTTCTGGCGCTAATGTACTTTCAACTAGCCCTACCCTAGTCACACCAGTTCTTGGTGTAGCCACAGCAACAAGCATCAACGGTACAACTATTCCTACAAGTGCTACATTGGTCAAAACAAGTGACACTGGAACAGTTACAAGCACAATGATTACCGATGGCACTATTGTAGATGCCGACATTAATGCATCTGCTGCAATTGCTAAGACTAAGGTTGCAGGAACTGCTATTACTGCAGCCGATACTGGCACAGTAACAAGTGCTATGATTCTTGATGGTACAATCCTTAACGCTGACATTAACGCATCGGCTGCTATTGATAAAACTAAGATTTCAGGCACAGCGGTAACAGTTGCCGATACTGGTACAGTCACATCTGCAATGATTGCTAATGGCACAATTGTAGATGCTGATGTATCTACTACAGCAGGTATTGCTTATACCAAATTAAGCCTTGGTGGAACTATTACTTCCGCTGACTTGGTTGATGGAACTATTGTTGCCTCAGATATTGCTAATGGTACTATTACCGCAGCCAAGATGGTTACAGACCCATATGCACGTGCTAACCACACAGGTACTCAATTAGCAGCAACCGTCTCAGACTTTGACACACAGGTACGCACATCTCGCTTAGACCAGATGGCTGCGCCTACTGGCTCTGTAGCATTAAATGCTCAGAAGATTACAGGACTTGCAACACCAACTCTTACTGGAGATGCTTCAACTAAGGGTTACGTAGATGCACAGATTACCGCTCTTGTTGGTGGCGCTCCTGGAACACTAGATACGCTTGCTGAAATTGCTACTGCAATCTCTAGTGGAGGTTCAGTAATCAACACTTTGGTACTCAAGGCTGGCGATACTATGACTGGTCCATTGGTATTAAATGCTAATCCTTCTGCAGCCCTTGGCGCTGCTACTAAGCAGTATGTAGATGCTGTTGCTGGTTCTGCTACTGCTGCTGCAGCCAGTGCTGCTGCCGCTGAGACAACTTACGATAACTTTGATGACCGCTACCTAGGGGCTAAGTCAGCCGCTCCGTCTGTAGATAATGATGGTAACGCACTTATCACTGGTGCTCTTTACTGGAATACTCCTGCTGCAACTATGTTTGCTTGGTCAGGTTCTTCTTGGGGTTCAATTTCCTCAACTGCAGCAATCTATCGTTATCGTTATTCAGCATCAGGTGGAGAAACCACGCTTTCAGGTGCGGATGCAAATGGACTAACACTTTCTTACTTAGTTGGTAAAGAACAGGTATACCTTAATGGTGTACTTTTAGTCCGTGATTCAGACTATACAGCATCTAATGGAACATCACTTACTTCTCTTTCTGCATTAACTGCTGGAGATGTTGTAGAGATTATTACATTCACGGCATTTGACCTAGCCTCAGCAGTACAGACATCTACTTTCACCGCTAAGGGTGACTTATTTGTTGCTACTGGAGCAGGCACATCTGGCAAGATTGCAGTCGGAGCAAACACATATCTTTTAACTGCTGACTCAACAACAGCAACTGGAGTTAAATGGGCAGCACCTGCTCCTGGATACTCAGCACCAACTCTTGGTTCTACATCTATTGCATCAGGAGCAACAGTAACAACAATTGCTGGTCTAACTCTAACAGCACCAACATTAACTGGAACAGTAACAGCATCAGGAGATATTACATTATCTGCTGCTGGAGCATTTGGCAGTATTATAGATTATCAAACACTCAATCTTATGGGTGCCCTCTAAACGAAAGGTAGTAACTAATGGCTACAACAACTAAGGCTCTTTATCGAGGAGCCGCTGCAACATCCTCAACAACACTTTATACAGTTCCAGCATCTACTACTACAGTAGTAACTAATATTGTGGTGGCTAATACTACATCTACTGCTGGAACATTTACGCTTACTCTTGATGGAGTATCTATGGCATCAGCAACAACTATCGCAGCCAATGACACGGTAGTAATTGACCTTAAACAAGTTCTTGCTACTACAAAAATTATTGCAGGACTTGCTTCTGCTATAACAATTAACTTTCATATTTCAGGTGTGGAGATTTCCTAATGGCTATTAATAGATTAACACCAGCAAGTACTTCTACTGAAGGTATAGTTACAATTAAAATTGCGCAAGAAGTTTCAGAAAAAACAGTTCCCACTTCATTTCCTGCTGGAAACTACAGAATTGATACAGGAGCATCTGGTTTAATTAAAGTTGCTCTTTTAAAATCCGATGGCAGTCTTGAGTTAGAATTTTCATTTACAACCTCATCATTTTTTACAATTGCAAATACAGTTACAAAAGTTCAAATTGTTGCAACAACTGCATCTGTAAACGGAATTGTTACATTTCAACAATTATCACGTGGTGTTGTTTCAACAAACATATGGAGTTATTCAACACCAGGTGGAGATTTACAACGTGGTTGCAAAGCCGTAAACAATGCTGCCAATACTGCAATTTATTTTGTTGGTGGAACAAATGATACTGATTGGTCTGTTCAGTCTGGTGCTGGTATTGTTCGTAAATGGGTTAAATCAACTAATACTTGGTCTACTGTAGTAACTGGAAATACAAATATTAATTATCAGGTTCATGGAGTTGCAGTTAATAATGTGATGTATTTTTGTAATACTACTAATACTTCAAATTGGTATAAATTTGATACTGCAACAGAAACAGTAACAACCCTTTCTGCTCCTAGTTATCCAATTCGTATTGGTACAGCAGTAAAAAATAATCAAAATACAAAAATTTATGCTTTGGGTTCTTACCAAAATGCTACTCCAATGTCATTTCGCGTTTACACTATTGCCACAAATACTTGGGCAAACTTAACAACTGCGCCTTTTGGTAGTGGCGGTTACGGCGGCGCTAATTCTTGGGCTCATCCTAGTGATAACGATAAACTTTATTGGTCTGATACGCAGGCGCAAACTACTATTTATCGTTATAATATAACTGCAGATACTTGGACTGATACTGGAATTTCTGTAATAAATGTTGACTATACTTCTGGTACAGAAAGAACAAACTATAATGGTTTGGGCAGTTTAACTCCTTCTGGAAATTATTTTATTTATTCATATGATAGTAACAGAAGTGCTTCTGCTACAACAATTCCTTCTGCTACGGATTGGTGTTATAACAATTCAATTCCTACAGTACGACCTGTTGCATTGACTGGAATTTATTCTCAACCCGCTACTGGAAGTCGTGATTCTTGGCATCAATCTATGGTACATTTTGATGATACAAACATATATGTTTTTGGCGGTATGAGTACATTAAATCCTGGTGGCATTTGGTACGTTCCATATGCTACTTTCTTATCTAGAGTGGGGCTATCATAAAATGAATCTAACATCACGTACTACAACATCTAACGGAGAAATTATTGCCTGGGTAGATAATGATGGTAAATCTTGGATAGAACAAGATTTTAATCCTAAAAATCAATCTGCTTGGTCATCAGAAACAGATGCTCTTGCTTGGGCTGATGCGTGGATTTCTCAACACCAGGAGGAATTTAATGACTAAAGCACGTGACCTAGCAAACGCAGCAACTGCGCTTAACGCAGTAACTGCCACAGAAATTGGATATGTAGACAACGTAACATCCCCAATTCAAACACAATTAAACACTAAGGCAACAACTACATATGTAGATACAGCGGTGGATGGAGCAGACCCAACACCTACAGCACTAATGACAATGGGAGCATAACAAATGGCAGCAACATACAAGGTACTCGGACAGGTAAACCCTTCCGCTACCACAGCAACAACTCTATATACCGTTCCCTCAGCAAAGAGTGCGGTTGTATCTACTATCACAATCTGTAATCAGGCTGCAACAGCAGCGACATTCCGTGTGGCTATCCGCCCTGCGGGTGCAACACTGGCTGCAATCCACTACATTTCATATGACTCAACAGTGGCTGCCAATGATACGACTGCTTTGACTATTGGTGTGACACTTGCTACTACAGATATTATCACTGTGTATGCATCAACCGCAACAGTGTCATTCAATGCATTTGGAAGCGAGATTTCATAATGGCAATTAGCAAAGTAAACCCAGTTGTAACTTCTACAATTAACGCAAGTTCTATTACTTGTATATCTGCAAATATTTTATACGCTGGGTCAGTTTCTTTAGACCCCGCAATTTATACAATAACTTGTGCTTCATCAACTATTGCAAATGTTGAATTTTTTTCAGGAATATCAACCTTAATAACAACTGCAACAACATCATCTGGAACTGTGTCTATCAACCTTGCTTCTGCTGCAGATAGAGTTCGCATTTGGACAAATACTGGAAGCAATATTGTAGTTACAATTACTAAAACTGCTGGTGCTTTGACAAACAATTTTAGTGGAACTCTTGACACAATTACAACTATTGGTTCTTCAACTTATACAGGCACATCTACCTCTGGCTATGGGTACGTTTTACTTAGCGGTGGTGGTGGTGGTGGCTGCGGTAGAGATAGTGGCATTAATGAAGGTGTTGGCGGTGGAGGAAGCAGCGGTTGTTATACTGGTGTTGTTGCACTGACAGGTTCAATGGCAGTTGTAATTGGTGCCGCTGGCGTAGGGGGTAGTTCTTCTGGTACAAGCGGAACTGCAGGTGGTTCATCTACATTTGCTGGTGTTACAGTAACTGGTGGTGGCGGTGGTGGACCTGGACGCGCTGGTGGCACGGCTGGAAACGGAACAAATGCAGAAGCAGGAACAACAGTAAGTTCAGGTTCTTATCCAGGAGGAAATGGGGGCTCAATTATTTCTCCTCGTTCTTTTATAAATGGCGGAGGGTATGTAGGAACTGGCGGCGCAGGTGGTTTTGGTGCTGGTGGTGATGGTACGGGATATGGTTCTGGCGGTGCAGGTGGTTCCAAAAATAACGGTCCCGCAACTGCTGGTGGTAATGGCAGACCTGGCGTTCTTTACGTACTTCGCTTCTAATTAACTTATCCCTGAGCACGGATTCAAACTGCTCAACTAATTTTTCTATCTAAGGAGTAACGTGGCATCGCCAGACATTACGCAAGATTTACCCTTAAACGTAGGTAATCCTGGAACTTCTGGGTTTTGGACAAACAACGCAGAAGACTATGACATTGCTATTGGTGGTGAGCCATACATGCTTGCTCCTACAGACCAGACTCCATATCAGCGTGAGACTGCACCGTACCGCAAAGACCAGTTTGATGCTGCTGCTGAGCCTGGAGAACAATCACTTACAGGTTGGTGGATTCGTTCACAGTCATCTTTCCATATTGGGCAGGGCATTAAGTTCTACGACCCATCTGCAGGTGAATCAACCAAGTATCGTTTTACAGACTCACAAGGCGTTGATGTATGGACTAAGGGTCAGGCAACACTTCTTAAGAATGTAACTGAAGGACAAGTTACATATGCTGGGCTTGCTACAAACAAGAAACCACAACAGCATATCCGCTCTATTCAATACAGTGGAACTGATGCGGTATTGCTTCATGATGGCTACATCATAGACCGTGTTGATTCTGATGGAACTATTGTACATTGGGTAAATTACAACTCAGCAACTCGTGACCCTATATTTTCTATCTGTGATGATGGCAAGTATGGCTATTGGGTAACTAATGATGCAATATCTGGCAAATTAGAGTTTAACAGAAAATTGCTATCTGACGGTGCTTCTGTCAATCCTACTGTTATGTTTACAAAAGTAGGACTTACAGTTACAAGTGCTGTAATAGAGTTTGTCAAAGACCGCATCATTGCGTGTATAAATAATGAAGTCTATGAAATTTCCCCTACTGCTACAGCGTTGCCTTCTACAGCATCGTATACTAACCCCAACACAAACTATGTTTATACAAGCATTACTGCTTCTGGTCCAGCAATTTATACATCTGGCAATTCAGGGTTATACTCAAGCATACAAAAGTATACATTGACAACTGGTGGCGCTATGCCAGTTATGACTCAGGCTTCTGTGGCTGCAGAACTTCCTATTGGCGAAACTATATTTAAAATCTTTTATTACCTTGGATTCATGTTAATTGGAACAAGCAGAGGTGTGCGTGCAGCCTTTGTCCAAGCAACAGATGGCTCACTTGCTTACGGTCCACTTATTGTAACAACTACGCAACCAGTTTATGACCTTGCTGCTCGTGACCGTTTTGTTTGGGCAACTGCTACTATTGGAACATACGATGCTGGACTTATTCGCATTGACCTAAGTCAGACAATTGAGGGTGAAGCCTTGCGTTATGCTTATGCAAATGATTTGCAATATGCTCAAACTGCCCAGCATCAAACAACAGCAGTTGCCTTTATTGGTTCTACAAATCGTCTTGCTTTTTCTACAGAATATCGTACAACTAGCGGACATCTTTACTTTGAAGATAGTACAAACCTTGTTCCTACAGGCTATATAACTACTGGTGCTATTCGCTATGGAACTCTTGAGCCTAAGAACTTTAAGTTAATTCGTGGTCGTGGTGACTTTACCTATGGTGCTATGGATTTACGCTCTATTGATTCTGCTGGAAACCTTTATACAATCATTACTTACAATTCTGCTGTAGGAACCCCAGAGGCTGCTACAACTAACCCAGAAGGTCCACAAGAGTACCTGTCATACAAGTTTACGCTCTCACGTAGCGCAAGCGATACCAGTCGCGGTCCCGTATTTAAGGGCTATCAAACAAAGGCTCTACCTGCCACTGCACGCCAGAGACTGATTCAATTTCCAGTTTGGTGCTTTGACGTAGAAACCGACAGATACAATGTAAAGACTGGGTATGAAGGCCGTGCGTGGGAGCGTATTCAAACACTTGAAAACGTTGAAAAACTAGGTGACATCATTAACGTACAGGACTTCACTACTGGTGAGCGTGTACAGGCTGTCATTGAGAAAATCAACTTCTTAAGAAAGACTCCACCATCTGGTAACTTCTCAGGATTTGGCGGTCTGCTTTCTATCACAGTTAGGACTGTCTTATAGTGAGTGCTACAGATTGGGCTGCTCTTGTTGTAGCCGTTATGACAATACTAGGTGGCTTTGCTACCTCAGTACGTTGGTTAGTTAAACATTACTTAAGTGAATTAAGACCAAACGGGGGCGGTTCCGTGAAAGACCAAGTAAACCGATTGGAATCCCGAGTTGACCAAATCTATCTCCTTCTTTGCGAGAAAGACAAGTAGCAAACTAGCAGTACTCTTTATCCTTTTTGGTACTTCTTTTTTTTGGAGTCCAAGTGCGCAAGCAACCGCTCCAGAGTTAATGGTTAGAAATGTAACAATCCTCTGTTCAAATCCTGCAGGAGAAACACACACTGCAATGACAGGCTGGGATGCAGATAACTCTTACTTTAATGGCAAGGGTGATATTGCAAGATTATTCTGTGAAGGTGGATTTGGTGGTCAATGGACTACCTATTTAAGCGATAACTATACAGGCGTAGGAAGATTCTATAATGGAATCAATCCCACTCCCGTCGTGACTCAAAGTCCAACGCCTTCCAGTTCAAATCCCACTCCCTCAGCGTCTCCTTCTGAGACTGCAACCGCTTCTCCTTCTGAGTCATCCACCACCATTGTGTCTCCGAGTCCTTCAGTAGAAACAGCGACGCAACCAAGCCCGTCACCATCCCCAGTATTAAGCCAATCACCCAGCCCGAGCCCAACTCCATCATTAAGTCCATCTGAGACCTCCACGGTAGTAGTGACACCAAGTATACCACAGGAGCCTGTAAACGTCCCTGTGACCCCTCCAGCGCCTCCTGCGGTAGAACCTACACCTGTTCCTGCTCCAGTATCTGTGCCAGTATTGCAACCCGAGCCAACACCAGCCCCAGCGCCTGTGAGTCAGCCTGAACCAGTTTCAAGTCCTGCACCAGAACCTGTGGCAATTGCAGACCCTGCTCCAACCCTTGAGCCAATTCCTCTTCCAATTCCAGAACCAGTCGCTGAGCCAGACCCAATTGTTGAGCCAACGCCCGTACCCGTACAGGAACCAGTGATTGAACCACCCGTTCCTGTTGAGGAGCCTCCTGCTGTAGTGGAGGAACCAGTGTCAGATGACGCTTCATTACCGCCACTTCCTGAAGAAAAACCACCAGCGGAACCGCCAGTAGAGCCTATGCCACCTGTGCCTCATGATGAACCTCCTGTTGCTGATAAGAATGCGACGGATGAAGAAAAAGCCATTGTAGCACAAGCAATCATTGAACAAGCACATGGCGAGCCAGTAACAGCGCAAGCAATTGCGGATGCTGGTTTGACCTATGCAGATTTACCACCTGAAACACCAGTTGAAGTTCGTCAAGATGAGAATGGAAACGAAGTTGTTATCACAGCAGAGGTGGCAGCAGCGCTGGTTGTATTAGAAAACCCAGCAGCCCTTGTTGCTGCACTCTTTACTGACCCAGCACAGGCACTACTTGCTATTGCAAGCATTGGTGCTGATATGAGCCCACAAGAACGTGCACAGTCTGAAAAGACAGTAGTTGCTGCAGTTATTGTAGGACAAATCGCGGGACAAGCCGCAGTCACCGCTGCTGCAGGTGCAGCCGCATATCGGAGGAAACCATGAAGAAAATAATGAAAGATATGGTTGACCAACTATGGACTTTACTAGGCATGTTCATTGCCTGGGTAGTCCTTGATGGTTCAGCCAAGACAGTAGTTGGTTACGCCATCGCAGGCACACTCATTGCATGGGCTGTCACCTACCCGCTACGCAATCCAAAGGATGAAGCATGAGTCAAGTGGATGATTTTCTAACCACAGCCAAGGCTGAGGTTGGAACCGTAGAAGGTCCTAAAGATAACGAAACTAAATACGGTGCCTTTACTAAACATAACTTTCAAGCATGGTGTGGTTCTTATGTCATGTGGTGTGCAGCGCAAGTAAAATTAAAGATTCCTAATGTGGTCTATACACCAGCAGGTGTCACTGGATTTCAAGGGATAGGTGCTTGGTCTAATGCAGCAACTGCTAAGCCAAAGCCTGGCGACATTGTGTTCTTTGACTTCGTTGAAGGCGGGAACCCAGTGGAGCATGTAGGTATCGTGGTCAAGGATAACCTTGATGGAACTGTTACAACTTATGAGGGCAACACTAGCCCTGAACATAAAACCAAAGGCTCACAAGCCAACGGTGGAGAAGTAGCAGAACGCATCCGTGCCTACAAGAAAGACAACAAGCGGAAACTCACACCTTACATCGTGGGCTTTGGCACACCGAAATGGAGTAAATGAATGAATAACGAAAAAATGAAACAGATTGCCCTAACTTACCTACGCTCTGCAGCAGCAGTAGCAGCAGGTTTGTACATGACTGGCGTACATGACCCTAAGACATTGGCATCAGCCTTTGTTGCTGGTCTAGTAGGTCCAATCCTCAAGGCGCTTGACCCATCAGCAAAAGAATTTGGTATTACAAAGTAAGGCGAAAGCCTTTCAGAACCCCCTGTTTTAGTAGAAATACTAAGATGGGGGGTTCTTTCTCTTTATCCACCTGTTGAATAGAACCCATTACCATTAAACTTTACTGCTGTGGGCAAGATAATCCTACGCATAATTCGTAGACAATGCTGACAAGTTGGACATTCGTCTCGTTCTTCTATGTCACGCCAGTGCTCTTCTTGTGTATCGCAATCATCGCATCTGTATTCGTAATTCGGCATTAAAACTCTATCCCTATGTACCAGAACCCTAATTCAATTCCAGCGCTATACTTGCTGATGTTAAATCCTATGGCGAATCCAGTGACTCGCCCACAGACAATCCATTTATTTAAGACGCGTTTTTCCATGCGGATAGTGTACCATATTGAGGCGGGCAACCGTGGGGCGGAAACTTCAAATGAAGGATGACGGCAACGTCTGAATCCAACTCCCTGAACCACCATAATTTTTTATGGGGGGTAGGGGGGGCGTTTCTTAAAATCAGGACTCGGGCATGCCTTTAAAAAACTCGTGTGGTAGGGTATTTACATGACAAAAATAATTGATTCAAATGAGCATTACAACATACTCGATGTCCAGCATTACTGTTGTGACGAGTTCCAATTTAGGTATTTGTGCAAAATCTGTGATGAATTTGCGGGATGTTACTACTGCGAGTTTGACTACAGTAAACCCCATGACTGTGATACACTCTAACCATGAATGAATTACCCAAGCATATTTCCTATTCCTCTTTCAGCACATGGCAAGAATGTGGCTGGAAGTACTATCTAACCAAGGTAGAGGGCGCATCAGAGCCTCATGCCGTATGGTTCACTGGCGGTACTGCCGTCCACAAAGCCACTGAAGTTTATGACCTTGAAGGTGGCACTTCTGAAGATATTTGGAACAAGGTGTGGTATGACCAAGTAGCCGAGGATGAGGCGCTACACGGTGACATGAATACTTGGCAGTACGCCAAGAAGGAAGACATGTCATGGTGGTACGGCGAAGGCATTTGGATGTTGGATAAATGGATTGAGTTCCGCAAGAACTGGTCAGTTTACGAAGATTTTGTTGAAAAGCAGTATGAAATAGATATAGATAACACAACAGTCAAGATGGCAATTGACCGTGTTATGGTTGACTTCGAGGGGAATCGGGTGCTCCTTGATATCAAAACTGGTGCGTCATCCCAAAGGCATCCTTTGCAACTAGCAGTGTACGCGTGGGCACTGCAAAAGCAAGGGATTTCTGTCCATCGAGCAGGCTTTTGGGATGCACGTACTGGTCATGTAACTTTATGGAACCTTGACAACCTACACCCTGAGCGCGTAGAGGATATCCTCAATACTTTTGATAAGGCACGGAAAGAAACTATCTTCCTGCCTAACTTGTCTAACTGCGGTAGATGTGGTGTAGTATCTGCCTGCAAGTATGTCAATGGACACGTTTCTTAGCAGTATAGTTCCGCTCATCAGGGACATAGACGATATGGTAGATGAGGCGGAAGAACTAGGGTTCAAACATGAACAAGAAAAGGAGAAAAACCAATGACTGGTAATTTCCAAGTCAGTAGCAAACTGCCTGATGGGAGAATCTTCGTAGTCGCACATGAGACTTACGCTGGATTCTGCGAGGCACTTGAATCAGTAGTAGGAGTGACAGAATCACAAGACCTACTCACAGAGATGGGTAAGTCACTAGGTGGCACACCCTACAACTCATCAGGAGCAGTAGATAATATCCGTGCACAGTTTCCTAACGCACAGGTAGACCATACTGCACATCCAACACAAACTCCTGCATCCACTGTAGGTCCAACTGGCAAGTCCTGTAAGCATGGTGTAATGTCACAGCGTACAGGCTCTGGTGCTAAGGGTCCTTGGAAGGCATATATGTGCCCTTCACCAAAGGGAACTCCTGACCAGTGCGAACCAGTATGGCTTCGCCGTGGCGATGCAGAATGGAATAGTTTCTAAACAATGAGAACACTTGCCCGCGCCGTAGGTTCTAAAGACATAGGTGGCGAACCGCTGCCAACAGTATTTCGTACCTTTGATATCAATAAAATCGTATTTCGGCGTGCCGAGGTTTCGATGATTGCTGGTACTCCTGGCGCTGGTAAGTCTTCCGTTGCTTTAGCCATTGCACTTCGTGCAAAAGTTCCAACATTATACGTGAGTGCTGATACTAATGCTCACACTATGGCTATGCGCCTGCTGTCTATGATTACTAGCAAGCCTCAAACTGATGCAGAACACATGCTTGAGTTTGATGTTGCTGGTAGTCGCAAGACCATTAACGAAAACTCGGGGCATATCTTTTGGTCATTTGAGTCAAGCCCAACGCTTGATGACCTTGACCAAGAGGTATCTGCTTTCGAGGAGTTGTGGGGCTGTTCGCCAACTCTCATTGTTGTTGATAACCTTATGGATATTTCCAACGATGGCGGAGAAGAGTTTGCAAATATGCGTTCAACTCTAAAAGAACTCAAGTACCTCGCAAGAGATACTAACGCTGCTGTTTTAGTACTTCATCATACGAAGGAGTCCTATACAGGTACACCGTGCCAACCACGCTCTGCTTTGCAGGGTATGGTTGCACAGTTACCTGCTCTTATCTGTACCGTGGGTACTGATGCCCCTGGCTTTATTGCCATAGCACCAGTGAAGAATCGGTATGGAAAGGCAGACCCATCAGGCAATACTGCCTATTGGTTGAACTTTAATCCTGAATACATGGATGTCTCTGACATCGCTGAGAGGTTAAAATGAGTATATTTGAACCCATAGTTCCTGACCCTAATTGGGGTCTTCCTACAGTAGACGTAGACCCAGAGGAATGGGAAGATGATGACTAAACATATAACAGAACTAAAACCAGATTATACAAGGGCGATGGATATACGTGGTGTACCTACCAGTATATGCATCTGTGGGAGTTTCATATGGAACCTGAAAGCATCATTTGATGAATACGGTAGCATAAGTATGTATTTTCTAGATATGGAGTGTGCTGACTGTGGAACGCAGGCAACCGCGCCAATTGAGGAGTAATAATGAAACTGACAACATACACTTGGATAATGGCTGCTGTAGTCTTTGCGGGAACTTTACCCCACGCTGTGGGTGCGATGTTCCTACAAGGACAAATGCGGGCAATCGACGCAACAGCATCATGCAAAAATCTAAGTTACGTACCAATATCGGAGATGAAACGACTAGCAAAGCGAATCGCTAAGAACCGAGTAATGACAACGTACAACAGTAAATACGAGTGGAAAGCACTCTTTACTTTGTGGGACAAGGAATCTCGCTGGGATTATACAGCGAAGAACCCCCACTCAACCGCCTATGGAATCCCTCAGATATTAAATATGGATGAGAAGACTCCTATGGCACGTCAGATTGATTTAGGATTAAAATATATACAGGCTCGTTACGATACCCCTTCAAAGGCATTAGCCTTTCATAATCGTTACGGCTGGTATTAAATAATGGGTGGTCGCGCTGCCAAGGCTAAGGGTGCAGGAGCCGAACGAGATGTAGTAAAATACCTCAAGGAATGGTTTCCATATGTAGACCGTAGACTTGCTGGCGCGACACTCGATAAAGGTGATATCTCTGGGATTCCTGGAGTTACCATTGAGATAAAGAACCATGCCAAGATGGATTTGGCTGGTTGGACAGAAGAGTTGATAGTCGAGATGACTAACGACAAGGCGTGGACAGGTGTAGTCGTGCACAAGCGAAAGGGACGGGGTAATCCTGGAGATTGGTATGCGACTATGCCTGTACATGTATGGATAGATTTGCTTAGGAAGGTACTAGATAAATGATTATCTATGACTTATTCTCTGGCACTGGCAGTTCAACACAGGCATTTAAAGATGCTGGACACACAGTTGTATCATTTGAGATTGATGGCAACTTCGTTGCTACCCAGCATGTAAACATCTTAAACCTTAAAGCAGCAGACCTGATTGCTAAGTATGGTCGCCCTGATTTTATTTGGGCATCACCACCATGCACAGCCTTTTCAGTAGCCTCTATGACTAAGCATTGGGAGAAGAAAGATAAACTTGCTTATCCTAAAACAGATGGTGCTCTCAAGGGTATGGCTCTGGTTGAGCACACACTTAATTTGATTAAAGAGTTAGACCCTAAGTATGGCTGGCTTATGGAGAACCCAAGAGGCATGCTACGCATCCTTCCACTCATGCAGGATTACATTCGCAGAACTGTGACGTATTGCCAGTATGGTGATACCCGTATGAAACCCACAGACCTTTGGGGAAACCTTTCGGGGTGGACACCAAGGAAACCCTGTAGTAACGGCTCATCTTGTCACATAGCCTCTCCTCGTGGCACTTCATCAGGAACCCAGGCATTAGTCAACGCGACTGAACGTTCTCGTGTACCCTATGACTTAGGAAAAGAAATTATGGAATCACTAGAGGTACTAAATGAAGTATGATAAACCCGATATAGCAGTTATTTTAGAATACTATGGCGCTACTGTCCCAATCCGACGTGGTTGGTTTAGCATGAAGTGTCCATTCCATAATGATAGTCATGCATCTGCATCAGCAACGAGAGACGATAACGCTTTCTGTTGTTTTGCTTGTCAGATGAAAGGCGATGGTTATGCTATAATTATGCAGAAAGAAGGAGTTCAATTCCGTGAAGCAATCAATATCGCAGAGGGAATCTTTAACCAAAGCGGCAAAGTTCTACCACAGCGCTCTACACGAGGCGGAGGACTATCTCGCAGAGCGGGGTCTAACTCTAGAGCAGGCAACTCGCGCTCGATTGGGCGTCGTGCTAGAGCCACTGACGGGGCATGAGAACTATGTCAACAGACTTGCGATTCCGTACATCACGCGTTCAGGGGTGGTTGACCTTAGATTCCGTTCCATGGATTTATCGGAGCCAAAGTATATGGGGCTTACGGGTGCGACTACCCATCTCTATAACGTTAGTGCGTTCTTCAAAGCCTCCTCATATATATCTATCTGTGAGGGTGAAATCGATACGATTACGCTCGATAATGCTTGTGGCATACCTGCGGTGGGTGTCCCAGGAGTCAACAACTGGAAGAAACACTACACGCGGTTACTTGCAGACTTTGATAAGGTATTTCTTTTTGCTGATGGCGATAGCGCTGGTACTGATTTCGCTAAACATCTTGCCAAAGAACTAGGGAATCTAGTGGTGGTGCAGATGCCTGATGGTGAGGATGTAAACAGCATGTATTTAAAATATGGTGTAGAATATTTTCAACAGAAGATTGGAAGTGTTGTCGATGTTGTTTCCTGATAAAGATGGTTTAGTCCACTGCGAGACTGCAGATTGTGACTACAAGACCACCGACCTGTTTGATTTCCTAGACCATGCTGGTGTTGAGTTTACATGGGATGTAAGAGTCACACCTAAATATTCATTTGATTTATTTCAATTCTTGCAGACTGTATCTGACATGATAGACCATGCTGATATAGAAGAAGCCTATCAGGTGGTGCAGGACACAGCGTTCCTTTTCGTCAACGCGTCTAGTGATGAACTAGATGACTTCATTGAGGAGTCAATTGTTGCAGAAGAGGCAGACATGGGGATTAGAAACATCGAGAGGATGTTAAAAGAGAATGGACAAGGATGACATGGGTGCTGTAAAAGCAGTGCTGTACAATGGTTTTAACGTATCTGACATGGATGAACATGAACCAGACCAGTTGGAATTAGATATCTGGGCTATATCAGATGAGTTAAATAATCTTCTACTGTCCAAACATAAGGATTATGGTCCTAAGAATATCTCTCAGGCTCCTGGCGGTGCTATCAATGGGCTACGTGTACGCATGTGGGACAAGATGGCTCGTATCAATAACCTGTTAGATAGCAATCGTCACGACACACCCGCACACGAATCCCTTGAGGATTCCTTTAGAGATTTAGCAAACTATGCTATCATTTCCATACTCGTACTGAAAGGTAAATGGCCAACAGAATGAAAATCTTTGGACCCTATAAAGGCAGCAAACAAAATGGTGGGAGACCAATCTATGTTTTCAAACGTAAACAAAAAGATGGCACAACCGTTACTACTTCTAGCAACAAGGCTCGCGTGGATTTTGAAAAAGCCACAGGAAAAACCTTATCAAGAAAAACAGATGTAGACCATAAAGATAATGGTGGTCGTGCTGGTCACGATGGCAGGGGTAATCTCCAAGCCATGACGCACTCGGCTAATGTTGCTAAAGAAAATAAGCGACGCGCAGGTAAACCTGCTGTGAAGAAAGCGACGAAAAAGAAGCCATGAAAAATATAGTTTGTATATCCGACTTGCAGGTTCCATATCATGATGTAGAAGCCACGAAGGCTGTGGCTAAGTTTATCCAATGGTATCAACCTGAGACAGTCGTCTCTTGTGGAGACGAGATGGATATGCAGACGATTAGTAAGTGGAGCAAGGGTACTGAACTAGAGTATGAACGCTCTATTGGTCGTGACCGTGACCTTACACGCAGTGTGCTGTATGACTTAACAATTGAGCACATGGTGCGCAGTAACCATACTGACCGCTTGTTTAATACTGTGGCTATGAGAGTGCCAGGACTTCTTGGTTTGCCTGAGTTACAGTTAGAAAACTTTCTTGGTCTTGATGAACTTGAGATTAAATATCATACTGACCCATACGAACTAGCCCCTGGCTGGTTGCTTATGCATGGTGATGAAGGAAACGTACAGCCTAGTGCTGGCGCTACTGCATTGGGCTTAGCAAAGCGTTCAGGTATGTCTGTGGTGTGTGGTCACACGCATCGCATGGGCTTAACACATCAGACTCAAACATATCGTGGTGGTAAGCCACGTACCATTTGGGGCATGGAACTTGGTAATCTTATGGATTACCGTAACGCAAAGTATATCAAGGCTGGGCTATTCACATGGCAACAAGGCTTTGGCATCTTGCATGTAGATGGTAAGAATGTAACCCCACAGATAGTACCTATCATCAATCAGTCATTCACTGTTGATGGGAAAACTTTTAAGTGGTAGTTACTGAAACATATGCTGGCGTTGTTGGTGCTATAGCCTACGAGTATTCTCGCAAGTACCACATGTGTGATGCTGATGATATTCGTCAGGAACTATGGGTATGGTTTCTTGAGCATCCAAATAAAGTTAAGACATGGGAAGAGTTAGAGGGCAAGCAGTCTATTAAACTGATTGCTAGGTCTCTTCGTAATGCTGCTAAAGATTATTGCCAAAGGGAAAAGGCGCGTGTTGTAGGCTACAAGGTAGAAGACAACTACTATTATGACCGTGAGGTTGTAGAGGTATTGCTACCAGCAGTACTACGCAAGGACAAGACAGCACCAGCCATGACAGATTTAGGATTTACCAATAGCAAGAAGGTTGCTTCCGAAGGTGGTAATTGGTTTGCCATGATGGCTGACATTGAGAGGGCATTGGCTCGTTTGACTCATGAACAGTTAACTATCATTTACCTGCGTTTTGGCGACGGATGTGATAATGTTACCTTGGCTAAGGAATTGTCAGTGACTGAAGATGCTGCGCGTATGCGCGTCAATCGTGCAGTCAACAACTTACTTAACTTTCTTGGTGGGCAACGCCCACGCAAGGAACGAGACTATACAGAGGAGCGGGTCAATGAGCAGAATAATGAAGATAGACGAAGTGATTCTGACACACCAGAAGTTAGAGACACTGATGAAGGACAAGACTTGGACTGATAAGTTATCAGATGAGGATGTTATATTCCTTGGTGATGTTGAGGTCATGTCTGCCAATCTCATCAGTCAGGTTTATATTTTCATAGACTTGTTCCACCAGTATGTAGACCTTATTCAGAGTGCTGCTATCTTTAGTCCAGACTTTACTGAGCCAAAAGAAAATGACGCCAATGTCTATCCAACACAAACTTTCGCTACCGCGAGTCCGACCCCTGCCATGGGCGGTAATCGTGCAGAACGCAGGGCGCAAGAGAAACCAAAAAAGAAAACTCCATTTGATGTTGTTCAAGGAAAAAAATAATGATATGTGATAAATGTACCGCAGCAGGTATGGCTAATAAGAACGGCGATTTATACTGGGCTATTGGATTGCATGACCAGTGTAAGGGTTGTTACTGCCAGCATAAGACAGGCACTGGCTGGATTAAGGCATAGAAAAACCCCCCACCCAATTACGGGCAGGGGGCTGTTAGGATTCCTAACGGCTAATAGTCACGCACCATGTTAGTAACCACTAACACATTATGCGATTCTATTATACCGATAATATAGTCCTTGATATCTTCTTCCGATAACGGTTCTATATCAGTTTCTTGTTCGACTGTGATACTAAAGGTCGTCATACATCTCCTCTAGCGTATCGTATACAGACTCGGCACATGTACAGTCATCGTCTGATTCCTCACATGTATCGCAGTCTTGATTATTTCCTATTGCTACATCATCTTCTAAGCGTGGCTCGGTCATGCAACTTCGACCCACTGTGAAGCAACGCGTAAGAGATTATCATAATCCCCACTCATTGACTCCTGTTGATACTGTGCTATCTCATCGGGAGTTGCACCAGCCAGTTGTAGTGCTATCTTAACTTCTGACATGATAGCAAAGGCGTTGCCGTCTCTGCCAGACAGTTGTACTTCTATATCGTATTTTGGCATGTTTTTTCTTTCTGTTCGGGTGTTAGGATTCCTAACGGAGTGCTAGGAATATTATGAAACTAACTGCGCCCACAGTTGCAAGCACAGTCCATAGCATGAGCGTAAGTTGCTCCGATACACTTCCTACGAAGTGGTCATAGTCATCATCGCTCATCATGCAGCCCCTCTATAAGAGTAAGTTAACTCCCATGAGATGGGCTTTATACCTAGTGCCTTTTGCATGGCACTCCTCTCGTGTCTATCTGTGTTGCCCCATATTCCCACAAGACCATGGAATTGTAAAGAATATTCTAAACATTCTTTTTTTATAGGACAACCTTTACAGATATTGCGAGCAGTCTTAGCCTCGTAAGTATAAGACCATTTCGTGCGACCCGACATCTCATTCGGAAACCACCACTCGGGGTCATAGTGAGTGCAGTCTCCATAAGCAGAGAATTTCGGGACATCGTTGCTGATAGTCATAAGCCTAGACCTCCGCTTGGGGCGTTAGGAATCCTAACGCCACCAAACTTAGCCCAAGCACATGAGTTACAGTAGAAGTCTGCGTTGTCATGCTCAAGTACAAGGATTGCACCTAAACATTTACAACATAACGCTTCTTTATATTTATTCATTGTCTACTTTCTCTAACGGGAGTTGCCCCGCTAGTTCCTGATACTCCGTGGCTCGGAGCATTAGTCGTGCATGGTTGGTTGTATCTCCCTGCGATAATGCAATCTGTGCATCATGCAGGAATAGTTCAGCCCTCTTGCCATAGTAGTATGGCGTAGGTGGTACGGGCTTATGATTCTTCATCATTCCCCGATTCTACCACCGCCATGACAGCATTGACAACTTTCTCAAGTGTGCTTTCTCGCATGTAGATTGGCTCTTGCTCGATAGAGTAAGTGAGACCAGCATTGACGATTGCTCGTGCTATGTCCTCGCGGTTCACCAGTTCCACCCACCTTGCTTAGCCCACCACTTGGCGTCATCTTTATTGCCCTTGTAGCACAGGTCATCAGACATGTAAGCAGAACAGTCATAGCATGAGCCACACTGTGGGCAGTAGTCATCACCGAGACCGCTATCCCATAATTGGTATTCATCTATCACGAGTTCGCATACCTTGCACTCGTAGAAAACTTCCGCTTCCTCATCATCGTGCTTGGTTAGGAATCCTAACGGTTGCGTTGAGTACCACTTGTGGTCTCCACTGTATGTATAAGGCTTAGGCAGATAGCATGTGTCATTAGACCACCACACATTAGAGTCATCGCGCCAGCCCTTGTCCTCATGGAATAGATAGCACTGGAACTTAGCGTCAGGGTGTACTGTAAGTACACATATCTTAGACCCAGTGGTGAAGTCCTCGATAAGATTCTGTACCTGTGGATTATCTAATGAGGCTACGCCACCAATGGCAGGTAGCAAATCCTCTGCAAAGATACGCGTATCACTACGGTCATCGCCTTGAGGTTCAATGATAGGAAGGATTCCATTGTGAGCGAGATAGGTTTTTCTATCTCCACCTACTCTGAAAGGGTGGCAGTTTTCTACACTTGTAGTGCCATGAGTTGCGAACCTTGCATGCCATAGGGCATAGCCTTCGGGGTGCAGTGCTCGCATTTGCAGGAAGCGGTTGATAGAAGTATCCGCGTTCATGGTGCGTTCAGCGTGGATACGCTTCTCGCTTGGGATAACAATAGCAAACCCGAATCCGTGGGGATTATTGAGAGCAGAGTTTTCTAACATCTCGCGTGACGGAATTACATTGGGTGGTACTACGCATAACATACACATTGGCTTGCTCGTTTCTGTTAGGAATCCTAACGGTTAGTTGTATGAATCATCAGAGGTAGTATCATTGGCGAACGATTCGCCCATGATTGTTACTAGGTTTGGATATAGTTCCGCATTGGCTGCGACATATCCTGTGAACTTGAGCCATGACAGAGCATGATTCTTGGTGGTTACTTTGATGTCTCGTGTGTATTCCACTGAAGCATGCACGAACTCGATAGCAGATAGCACACGCTCCTTGCGCAGTGAACCCTTAAACACGCGGATTTCTATGGTGTCATCGTTCTCGGTGTTGATAGCAGAGAACCTACCATTTGACTGGTATCCATTTTTAATCTTGCGTAGCAGTTGTCCCTTGTCATTGAAACTAGCATAGCGGTCACTTGACCGACCCGATATGCGTTCCACTTGGCGTTGATTATCGTAGATGAGTTTCATAAACCGAAGTTCGTGAGACTGGCGCTGGAGAATCATCTGTGAGCGCATGTTGTTGGATACATTGAGTCTCCATGGGTCGCCATTACCAAAAGCGGTACGCGATACATGGACATGGATACCGCAAGTGGTGGTATTCCATGACCGATAACCATCTCGCTTGAGTTTATCTAACACGCCCCAGTTAAAGTCAGTTTGATATTTTTCTAGGGTGTGTGGGTGAGTGACAATCTCGAAGCCATCATCGAGAGAGCCATCTTCTTTCATGTAGGCATGACCGCCCAATGTATTCTGCACCAGCATAGCCCCATCGTAGCGACCATTACCACGAGCCTCGACTTCTAACTCAAAGCCGAAGTGGTACTTGCCTTCTCCAAAGAAGAAAGGGCTAGGTCTGTAGGAATACGAGTGAATAAGAGCCGAGTCATCGTCTCCGTCTCCTTCGCAATCATGGTCGTCATCACCCCATCGCATCTCACCGCAATCGTTGCAACTGAAGACATTGTTATCGTAACAGGCGTGACAATACTTTTCATTGTCCCACCATACGGTGTTGTCATCGTGTGTGTAGTGCTCACACGCAGGACACTGATAGTAGTCCGCATTGTCATTTTCCTCCCAAAACTGTGTGCTACAGGTATCACAGTAATCATTTCCCTCGATAAGTGTAACATCACTGAATAGATTGTTAGAAAATGTATATGTATTGCGCCAGTTTCTATTCTGAGCAATGGCAAATCTTAGGTCACACTTGCCACATAACTTTCTGCTGCAAGTAAGATGTGTTCTAAGTTCTGTTGTGCTATCGCCTAGATATGCTGTGGTGAGTTTCCATTGCATAGAATCTTCAAGTGCTGGCAGTTCACATACCTGACATTTAGGTAGTGGATAATCTAGTATTGGATAGGTCTCGCTGTTAGGAATCCTAACGCCTTCCAAATCTGTGTAGTTATCGTGACATTTAAGGCACATCTCGCGTCTCGTATATGACTCCACGAAAATATGGTTAGGGCAATAACACATGTCACACAGACGCATGGCTAGATAGCCATACCCTGTAGGCTTTGATAGTTCAGTCATTATGCTACCTTCTTTTCTCCTGTGCAAAAGCCACAGGCTAGTTGGTGTCCATCTCCAAGATTATGGAGACGAGTAGCGTCAGGTACGCCACATGAGCGAAAGAGCAGACAGGCGAACTCATCGTCTGTCAGACCTGCTTGGTTGTTAGGCATGGTTATTTACCCCCCAAATTTGAGAGTCTAGCAACTCTTCCATTTTCTTGATTTCTTTCTCGTTGATTAGATGTGACTCACCAAGACGCTTGAGAGTGTCAAGATAAGCACTGATAGTCATGGCTTCATTTCTTGTGAGTGTGACTGTATTGGTTGCCATGTTAGTTGTTAACCTTGTTGGCTAAATAAGCCTTGCGGTACTCATCGCGTGAGCGAGTGAGTCGGGCATTGGCTAGTGCTGTGGTAATGACCAGCGTTGATGATACTACTAGCGCGATTATTACTGCGAGCATATCTCCAGTTGTAATGTACATATAACTACCTTTCGGGTGTTGTTAGGAATCCTAACAGTGTGAGTACAGAGTTGTACCCACTGGTACTATTATAGGTGATGTAGGTCATAGAACCAAATCTGCCTAGTCCCCGCCGATGGCTAGAGTTATCAACTCGCGCCGACGGCTGGCTTCCTGACCCCGACACAAACTAACCGACACAAACTAAAAACATTTTTTTCGCTTGGTCGGTTAGGAATCCTAACCCGACACGCCATGTCTGCTGTACCACCAAC